CATGTGCTTCTCTTATCGTCGGGAAGCGTTGCCGTACTGAGTGCTTGCGTGTCCCTCAATGGCAAGCAAGAGGTGGGCTTCAAACTCGCCGCACGTCAGATCAAGCGGATTCCCCAAACCCGGCGCAGATCGCGCGATGAAGTGAGCCTCCGCGAGCGTGTCGCGCTCCGGCGGCTTCCTCAGTTTCCCGGGCTGTCGTCCTTCTCGCTCTGAGCCTTCTCAATGTCGATCCCCAAGCACTCAAGCGCCGTGTTCGTCAACGTCTGCGGGGTCACCTGTTCCGCGAACAGCAACGCCTCATCGACTCCCATCGACACGGAGAGAACCCGAATCGCGCCTTGCAGCGAGTAGCAATCAAGGTAGAGCGTACTGGTGTTCGCCGCCTTCCGGCGCTCGGAGCCGATGTGTTCCGCTGCGTCGGCCTTCGACATACCGGCTAGGGTCGCGTCCTGCGCCGCGATGCGCGCGCGCTCGTCTGACACGTCAGCCGAAATCGAAAGCCTCTCACGCACCGTCAGCGGGCGCACCGTGAACGATCTACCTGTAGACGACACAACATCCCATTTCGCAACTCGGATCATTTCGCAAGCCTCCGCATCCGCTCTATGAACGCATCCGCGCCGGAGATGTCGAGCGACCTATCCCCGGCTCGTCGGCAACGCACGACGACATCCGCCGCGCGTACCTTCTCAGCGGCAATCGCATACGCGACCGCCGATTCTTCGCTGATTGTTCCCGGGCTGATCCGACGATTACGTATCGTGCCGTCTCGGAGAATGACAGTCACAACCCAGTCATTTTCTGACGGGCTAAAGACTTTCGCAGCAGCACCAAGATTTGGAATCATGGATCAGATAAGCCAACTAATGACAGGCGCGGTTCCGTCTCCGTTGCTGAAGTTCGCGGAGATCGTGCTGTCTCCGGTCTTGTCAACGTTGAACGCGTACCCGTTGAAGATGCAGTTTGCAGAAATCTTCGCGTCGGTCGTTGTCGCGCCGTCATACAGATTCAGCGTCAGCGCAGCGGTTGCGTTCTGGAGGAAGATGCACTGCGTAGCGGCGCTTGTGGTTGCCGATCCCACGCCGGGAACGCCGTTCAGCGTACCAGTAAGATCGAGCATACCGAGACGGCGACGGCGACCAGTGTCAGCGAATCCGGTCACGTCGGATTCCACGCGCTCAAGAGTCGCGTTGAAACTGCGAACGTTGATGACCTCGCCACCGGAAGGCATGGTGACAGAGCCATCGTTTCCAACAAGATAGGTAGAGATTGCCATTTGAGTTTCCTTACGTGTCGAATGCGGTAGCCCTGTACCGCTCTGTCATCGTCCAACCGTCATCGGAGAATGACGGCACGCCCGATTCAACGCGAACGAACGTCGCGCGGTCGAACCCCGTCACGGTGAGAGGAGTTGCGAGCGCCGTCCCAATCGCGGCGGCGGCGGTGTGGATGTCCTGCGTACCAGAGTTGCCAAAGAACAAGTCAAAGTCGAACTCCATCACGTGTTGAGAAGTTCCCCCCATGAACTTCCGAACCTCGGTCGATGTCGTTCGATAGACCAGCAGCGGCAGCGGCGCGTTTGCAACGCCAACGTCAAGGTATATGCGCGTCCCCACAATCGCCGTCAGAGACGGCGTAACGGCAAGCCGAGACTTGAGCGCGTTCAGTATGGCTTGGCTCATCGAAGGCTCCGCTTCATCTTTGCGGCCATGATCTGTTGGACTCGGGGCATGACTTCGTCCAACATCGGCTTTACGTATGGACGGGGCAGAAGATTTCCTCTTGGATTTCCGTATTCAAGTGCGCGCGCATATTCCAACTTGCTACCAAACCGGAAGAACACGTTGTGCTTTCCGACCTTCTCAAGAGTCATAAACTGCGTGTCGTCCTGCTGCGTTCCGTATCTGGTGATTGGCTTGATTACCCATGAACTTCTAAGGTTGCCACTAGAAGCCGCGGGGGGTTCGCCCGGAGCAGACGCGATATGGAAACCCTGCGCGCGAAGGTTGCGCCCTCTCTTCTTACCCTTGGCAATTCGGTACTTGCGACCCGATCCCGGCTTGCTGAGTCCGTCGCGTAACCGCTTCGACATAATCAGCGCCACGCCCGCTAGACCCTCCTGTACGCCGCGCTCGACAGCGAACGCTACGAAGCCCTTTCGGAAACTGAAGTTGGTCACAGCGTCACCCCCGGTTCAACCTCGACGGCATCAACAACCGTCATAGCGAGATGCGCCGCGCTGTTCGCAACGATCACTTCCACTGGGACGTTTGCACCAGTGACGCGCCAATTCCGAACCGTCCCGTAGAGGCCGTCGCGGATTTCGTCATCAATCCGGACATCCAAAGACCCGGGAACGTAGATCGTTGCCTGAGTCCGACCCTCGGCGCGACCCATCGCAACATTGCTCGACTGACTCGACGTGTCCACGAAGCCGCGAAACTCACAGACGCGCGAGTACGTGCGCGAAACCTCGCCGTCCGAACCAACCGACGTAGCCGGCCTGTACAGATACAGCGTCATTCCAAATCGGTTCACGAGGCTTTCAATGCTCATCGAATCCTCTTGTACGCACCGAGCAGCGATTCAATCTCGCGCGCCGTCTCGTCACTCGCGCGAAGCGAGTACGAGTAGCCGCCCAGAGATTCCGACGACACCGAAATATCCCGCGTCCGGTCGCGGAAGAACTTGCCGACGAGCATCAGCGTTGCCTGTTCCACGTCAGCCGGAATCACCTCGTAGCCGCCTCGGTAATCAACCACGATGGCGCGCCACGTGCGCGGCGTTCGTCCGTAGATGATCCCTGACTCTTCCTCTAGCCCGTACTCCGCATAGAAGTCCGTGAAGCCGTCAAGCAAGAACGCGCCCTGACGCACGTCACGTCCGGCCACGCGCGCGAGATACCTACTCGGCGCGTTCTTGACCACGCTTGCGCTGAACCCGGCTACGAGATTCGCCGCGACCGCCAGTTCCGACACCGAATCGTACGTGTCAAGGCTGAGAGCCGTACGCGTCTCCGTGCCGCCGCTGTCGCGCCGCGTGAGTTGCAGTTCCCCATTCGCTACCGACACCGTGGCGAGCGTGTCAGATGCAACCGTAGATGCTACAGAAAGAACGCTTTCTTTCGTGGTCGAGCAGAAAAAGATGGCTTGCACTGGCGGGTTCCGAAGCGCGAGACGATCCGAACCGCCATCGCGGAACTCGTAGTACCGCGCGGCCTTGAACGTGCGCCCGCAGTACCGATCTACCCACGCGCTCGCGCGGTCGATGCACTGCTCAAGGATCGCGTCGGATGTCGTTCCCGTGATCCCTAGGAACAGTTTCGCGTCAGGAAGGGTTGTGTGTGCCGTCGTTGATACTGCCATCGGTGGAGTCCCTTCGTTTGGCTTTCTTCGGCTTTCCCGGCGCGGCGGTGGAATCCACGAACAGCGGCGCAGGCTCGACAACGCGCATGGCGTAGCCGCGCTCGACGAGAATTCGCGCCGTGTTCTCGTCCGCGTTGTAGATCGCTCCCGGCCTCAGCACACGCCGCCCGCAGCCGGGATCGTGTACGGCGCAATTCCGTACGATCATCAGAAGTTCATGCATTCCGTTGGCCTCCCCTCGTCGCCGTACTTTGAGCAGTACTGGTGAATCGTCCGCAAGTCCTCACCAGGCCACGTCACGATGAGTTGGAGATGTCCGATGCGAACGCGTGGCGTAACGCAGACGTTGTTCCCTGCGGCTCGGAACGCGTGCCAGAAGTGGATATCGTCGTCTACCCGGCCATCTCCCCACCCGCCGTCCGGCGCGGGAGTCGGCACGAACCACGGCTTCTTCATGCGCCGCAGCGCGTCCGTACGAATCAGCGTCAGCCCGAAGTGTCCGGTTTCACATGGCAGCACTTGCCGCCGGAACTCGGCTGCGTCAACGCGCTTGATGCGCTCGCCGTCCTCGTTGACCATCGACAGCAAGCACGTATCGCGGTCGCGGCCAACTTGCAGCGGGAACAGCGCGTCTACGTCGGGGTTCGTCTCCATGATCTGCCACAGACGAACGATGTCTTCCGGATCGAAGATCGAATCGTAGTCAATCGTCAGCACGTACTTACGCGATGGATCGGCGCACACTTGCTCCATCATCCGCTGCAAGCACTGCCCCCAAAACACGCCAACGCCCTTGAGGAAGTCGATGCCGAGTTTCACACAGGCGAGATGCGTAGCCCCCATCGTGTCCGTCCACGCAATGCGCGGCATCGACATAATGGCCTGCACCTCTGACATCGGTAGCCGTGGGTTCGGCTTCTGGACGCGATTTGCCACGACGCGCAACCATCCGTCCGGGCTACGCCACGACGTGCCGTCGATGCCGCCGGTGATCTCCCATCCGGCCATAGACAGCACCTTCGCCAGTTTCTCGCGGTTCCAAATGCTGCGGTACTTCCCGCGCGCGAGACAGTGATCCTCCGCGCTGCCTTCGCCGCGCTGATACATCTCCATCGCCACGTCGAAATCCGGCACGTCAAATCGTGCCGTCGCGCCCACGACCTTCCTTGCAACCTCGACTTCTTCGCCGCTCGCCGCTGTGGCGAGAATGTCGTTCACGCAATCCATGCGACCTCCCAAGCCCCTCGCGCTAGAAGCATAGCGACCCTGCGAGAACGTGTCCCGCAGGGTCGCCGGATGCGAAAACCTGTACTCATCAAGACTGCGTGACGAAAGCCGCGCCAATCTCCGCTGCCGAAGTGCAGCCGTCCGCAGGAAGGCTCAGTTCAGCGGCGATGATGATTTCCGTGGTTGCGTGCGGCGTGAACAGGACGTTCAGATACCGCTTGCGCCCGCGAAGGTCGATGTCATGCACGATCTTGGCGAGCGCCGTGCTCTGCACGTTCGTAGCCGGGGTGAATCCGGTTCCGGCCTGAGTCGCAGCGATTGACACCCAGTTGGTTGAGTTGTCGTCGTTCTCGCGAACAACGTTGTTGGTGAGAACGGTTGACACGCCCGCGTTGGTGTTGCCGAGGCAGTAGAGACGCGCGTACGAGAAGCCGCGCGTGTCGATGGTCGCCGTGAGTTGGGAAGCGTTGGTGGCGCTGATTGCGCCAATCACGAACTTACTGTTCTGTCGCATGGAAGTCCTGCTTTCGTTCTGGTGCGGGGGGAAGGAGACGAATCCCCCTCCCCCCTGCAACAAGGGAGGTTTTAGAGAGTCATGCGAACCATTGCGCCGGAAGCGGTCGCGCCTCCGACGTTGGCGCACACGATGTCGAAACGCTGCGTACCGCGCACCGCGATTTCGTCCTGCTCAAACGAGTTGAGCGCGGAATCAGAGAACGCGATTGAGTTTGCGCGACGATCACCAAAGTACGCGGCCTGACGGAGATCACCAATGTAGGCGAACGTCTCGCCCGCACCCTCGGTGACCGGAATCACCTGCGTGAACTCCACGGGGTAGCCCATGAAGCGCGGCGCGGTGAGTCCGTTTGCCATCTCAAGAGCCGTCACGCCGCCTGCACCGAGCGCGATCCGCTCAAAGACCGCGTGGAACGCCGCCTTGGGGCAGAAAATCTTGATGTTGTTTCGCTGCGCCGCCCACGCGGGCAACTTGCGAAGACCCGCAGCGATTTCCGCAGCGGTAACGCCCGAGTACGCGGTCTGTCCACCGTCCGACACCTGATAGGTGGCATCGGTGAGAGCGTGCTTAAGACCGACGATGCCGCCGAAGTTCGCACCAGTTCCGTCACCGTTGAAGCCGCAGTCGTCTTCCTTGAGTGCGAACGCGTAGGCGATTTCGCCTGCGATGTCGTCGCCAAGGTTGATGAGCGCGTCTTCGTTCAGTTCGCTAGAGATCGTGGTGAGAGCGCCGATCTTCTTCGCAACCAACTGCACGTTGTCGAACGTCTGCTGGCTTTCGGTGATGGCTGCTGCCTCACCGACGAAGTAAGCCGTAACCGTGCCGACGCGCTTCGGAATGCGCTTGGTATCGCTCGACATCGGCTTGACGGTTGCATTGCGGCGGAACACGCCGTACTGCTCGCGCAGCGTAATCAGTTCGTTCTCAAACTCTTCGGGAACGAGGAAGCCGCCCGCGCTGTTCACGCCTTCACTGTGACCCTTGGTGCGGATGAGCGAAAGTCCATTG